AAATCCACAAACGCTGTTGTCCCACTCGTTGTCGGGGCCACTGCCGTCAGGGTAGCTCCACCCGCACTATAACCAGTTCCGCTCACCTCATTACTGGTTGTGTACGCCGTGGTGGTTGCGTCAAGACTTGCGCTGCTTGTGTACAATGCGACCTTAAAGGTATCTCCTCCACCCGCGAAGTTATGAACACCCTCAAGAAGCTCTTTCTTGAAACTCGTGCAGACTGCTGTTGTTATAGCCATATCAAATATTCCTACACTATCGTTATGTTCCCGACCATACTGCTATGGTTAGTGCATTGATACACCAAAGATGTGTCGCTTGGCTCATGTGGAACGATAAACTGAGTCAGCCCAGTTGTTGAGTTGTAGTTCTCGGTCACGCCTGTTGTAAAGGCAGAGCCACCATTAGATGTTCTAATTTGCAAAGGATGGCTGCTCACGTTGGCAGTGTTGTCAATCAGGTAAGTGTGACCCTTATAGAAAGTAAAATTTGGGTTATTACCTGAAGTAGCGCCCGGACCAGTAAACGTGTAGGCCGAGCTTCCGCTAGTGCCAGCAGTGTACTTTGTCACTGGCCCTGTGGTCTCATCATTCAACCTTATCCAAACACCGCCATGAGCGAAATAAAGGCCGCCCGTAGCGTGAACATGAGCCACCGCCCCATGATAGGTTGATGCACTAGGCAAATCACTTAGGTTAGCATAATAAAATACGATCTTGTTAGCGCCGGAACTTACATCAAAAAGCCCGTTGGCATCTATGATGTCAGTCAACACGCTGGAACTGTTCCCCAGCGCAGCGTAAATCTCGTTGAAGTTATCGTTTATCTTGTCAGCGCCAGCACGGAGAGTGTCCCCGGTGCCATCATTAGCGCTCGACCCTATCCCTACTGTTTGCTTTGCCATTTAACCCTCGTCAAAAGTCTTGTTGCTAGAATCAAGTGTAATACTTGTTGAGTCAAAGGTCGATGCTACGGATGCGCTTACAGACAAGGAACCAAGACTAATAGTTGCAGAAACACCCGTTAGCGTCACCGTGATTGGTTGAACGGGAACCGCTCCTGAAATCGATATGCTGCCAAGCTCTACTCTAGCAAAAGGAAGAGGAATAAACTCTATCGATATCAGATTAAACGCTGGAAACCGAACTGTTGCAGGAGCTATGGTCGAGCGAGGCCGAGGATCATGCAGCGCTTGAGGATCTGGCCCCACACTAATCGGCTCTAGCTGTGGGTGCTTTGGCTCAAACTCATCAGGACCAACTTTAGAGCCGTTCCACTCCGTCACCATTTCTCGCAAACGATAACGAAATCCGGATCGATCCGAGTAACCCCAGGCATTTTTCCCTGAAGCAAAACGTGCCATCAATTAACCCTCAAATACTGCATGCTAGGCTGTAGTTTCAAAGCCACACGGTCCTCATCCTCGTCTGCCGCACGTTGGAATTCTTCTTCATACACCGCCTTCAAAAGCTGCACCCTATCAGGTGCCTTCTTCATCGCGGTGTAGTACGCAAGACCAGCAACCATGCATGGCAAAAAACGGAACGGAGCGTCGGTGGTGTTTACCAAGGCATCCACATCTTCGATGCGTTGGACATAGTAATACACAATGCTATCGCTAGAACTGTCCGGTGTAGGCCAAAGTGTAACTTCTGGTGTGGTCTGCCGGTTGTAGTAATACTGACTTGGGCGACCTGTCTGTGACTTGTTGGGAAGATACAGATACTCGCTTCTGGACATGCGGTCTAGCTGATAGTCTACGCTGCTGCGTCGTAGAACAACCTCTAACAAGTCAGTGTATGTGGTGTTGAAAGCATATGTCGCTGTTCCAGAGGTCAAAGACTGTGTTGCTTGTTTGACTGTCCACAGATTCAGACCCCTGTTTGCCCAATCTGCAAACATCAGGTTCAAGGAACGTCGAGCCGTGCGCGCATCATAACCAGTGCGAACCTCAAGGCCGCACCGTTCGTATGCCTCTTCTATGATCTCAGCTACGTCGAGATCAAAGTCCCTTGAACCTGATGTAGTCATTTTTTATCTCCCGCATACAGATTATCGAAAATCTGATTTACGTCCAAAGTGTAGTCCAGGTCAGACTTGGAATAATGAACATGCTGCGAAGGTCTGAAGTCAGGAGCACCTGACCCTGTTTCGAACCATGCCGGGTGTGTCACCCGTACTCTGTTATTAGGCAGAGCGATTATATTCCCTGTCCATTTTCCTGCATCCAACAACTCTAGCACATGGCTTTGTTTGTGTTGGGCAGGATCGTCAGCTACCTCACTTTCAGTGTAATCCACTGTGAAATAGTATTTTGCCGGGTACATTTCCCCGTCTACTTTTGCCAACCAAGGACACGGTTGTGCCCTGTCTAACACGTAGACTGCATGAGTATGAGACATGCAGTCCCAAGGTTGAGCGTAATGAACCGGCATCGGTTCAGGCCACTCGTCTAGCGGTGTATCACCAACTAATGCTGTTATGGGCATTCTGGCCCACATTGCGCCTCCATGGACGTTATCTTCCCCGGTGTCGTCCACCTCACACCCGGTGAAAATTGTTTGAAAACTCAAGCAGCGATTTGGCATCGCTGTGACGGCTATTGCCATCGCGTGAAGAAAGTCCCCGTGGTGGTCGTCATGATTGCAGGTATACTCTCTTCGCACCCAGCACTTGAAGTGCGGGATGTTACTCTGAAGAAATGCCACGTTTTACCTGCTCCTGCTTGCTCCGCCACGACGCATCTTTTTAACGCCACCACGAGCCATGCCTTTTTTCTTCATGGCACCGCCACGAGCGTAGCCTTTTTTCTTCATGGCACCGCCTGCTTTGCGCTTGGTAACTCCGCCGCGCTTCATACCTTTTTTCTTCATGGCACCGCCCATGTTCTTCTTAGCAACACCGCCGCGCTTCATGCCTTTTTTCTTCATAGCCCCGCCACGAGCCATGCCTTTTTTCTTTTTCTTCATCGCCATGATAAACCTCCTTTAGCGATTTCTGGTGGGCATCTGCCCAGCACCAGCCATTTCTTTCCGAGGCGAACACATCATGCCGCCTTTCTTAAAACCTGGGACTCCTCGGCCTTTCAGAATATCTGCCTTGGTAACTTTGCCATCTTTGTTAAGGTCTGGAAATTTTTTAGCCACGTTTTTTTCTCCTTAAAGATTTCACACGACGCGGCTTACCAGCCGGCTGACCTATGCGCTTCTTCTGATTAATCCTACTACGCTTTTCTTTAGCAGTCATCTCTGATGCTGTTTTGGGGGTTTTCGACGAAATCCTCTTAGTGGGGCGACAATATGGAGTACCCCGTTTTTCACCCTTGCGACGGCCACACGGCTTACCAGTCCTCTGGTCCGTCCATTTTTCTTTGAACCATCTTTTAAGCGCAAGACCACTTTTTGTTTTCCTGACTGCCATCGTTTAACTTACCTCTGCTGAAAGTATAGCCAAATAAGAAACCCTATGCCGCTTGCCACTATGAGTAAAAACACTATAACACTGATAACTTCTACAAATTTACGGCGGCGTTCACGTTGCCTGTATAGGGTTTCCTGTCGTTGTTTTCTAATCTTACCTTCCATACGAACAAGCTCTTCCCAGTGAGACCTGCCCATTGTAAGTCCGATCCAGTTTTGTAACTCCAGACGTTGTTGCTGCGCCTTCTTTTTTGCCGCAAAAACTTCAATCGCTTCTTGTTCGACACTCTTTCCGCCGAATAACTTCTTAAATATAGGAGGGTTCTTGGCTTCTTTTTCTGCTTGATCTAGATCTGATAAAGCGCCCATCCATCTGGACAAGTCAGAGGCCATTGCTTCTATATCGCGACCAATGGAGAAACCCTTTTTTATCGCGCTAAAGGCCGCCGAAGCCGTTGCCATTGCAGATACTGGATCCATCAGTATACCTTCGTGTCTTTGTCTACCATTTTTGGCAAACAGTAAGATGTGATTTTCTGTCCTTGTTTGTGCAGTCTTTGTGCAAAGTACACGCAGTCGTCGACAGAGCGAAAATACATATCATTACTAACCAACTTACGTTCTTCACCCACACCAACAAACACGAACAATAAAAACACATGGATCAAGATTGCGTGACCACGCCCTTGGTTCGTTTGCGCCGCCCATTCATAACAGCGCCACAGCCCCGAGCCACCGCAGTTCCCTTTATCGACTTTCCTCGAAAAGGTCTCTTTGATTTCTGTTCTGTAATCTCGATCCCGCCGTCAGCGCGCTTGCTTTTTTTCTTTTTGCCGCCGGTGCCATAATTAGCCGCGCCGACTTTTCTGCATTTCGC